GTTGCGGTCTTCTGAGATAATTCTATATCTTATGGTATATCCAGAACCATAGATTTTTGGCACATTTTCTACAACGACCTTCTTGACAATATCAGCCATACTAAACTCCTACGTTAATTCCAAACCTGAACTCTATATAATTTTTTGTATTTTGGTTTTTAATTACTGTTTCTGCATTCTCTGTTTTAAAAACAGTATATCCAGTCAGTCCGTACAGTGGGTTTTGCGTTGTTTTGTTGTCAAGCCTGAGTCCGTCAAGTGCTACATAAAAATTGTCTGATGGTGTCCCAGACTCTTCTACAGAGGCATAAACTCTAATCTCGTCAACGAGTCCCCAGGAGAATCCAGGCTTATAATACAGGTCTTGCAATTCTTTGGTAACTACGACATATCTATTTGTTGTAAAGTCGTGCTGGCCTGCACCTGTTCCATTACCTAAACTTATTTGCATGTTTGCATATATGTCTTCGTTACTTGAAGACCTAAACTGTACTAGCATGTGAACCTCGTCTGGAATTTGTCCAGAGTCATTTCCATCTTTATTCATTACAGAAAATGCCACCTTTAACAAGTCTGTTGGGGCATTCTTATTTAGGTTTACAGATGTTCCTGTTAACTTTATGTATTCAGACCCTTCTTCTGGAACGACCTCTCCAGTTATGCCTAGTGGCGGAAGTTCGGAACTGTCTCCAACAATTGCCAAAGAGGCATTTAAAATTCTTGGTCTTTCATACCTGTCTGTTCTATTTACATTACCGAATATACGATTTGTACTTGTAAAGAAAAATGCTGCGTTTGACACATTGATTGTATTGCTATCTAAATTATCGCTAGATTGATCAAGATCTGATATAAGTGGTATCTGTAGTGATCCAGAGCCATACTCCCAGCCTTCATTTTCCGAGAATGTATACAACATCCTACTATCGAACCCTACAGCACTTGGATTGCTTCCTGCCGAATAGACACCAACCTCTGTAATCTCGTATCGTTCTTGTGTTGGTAGTTCTGCCGTAAAAACAATTTTTTCATCGTTAGTTGCAGTCAACTCGTTGTATTCGCTAATGTATCCTCTAGACACAATTGGCAATCTCAGCATTTCAAAGTCTAGTTCAGTATAGTCTGAATAGTCTCCGAATAGAACTTCTGGATCTCCTGCAAGCAACGGCTTTGGCCCACAGCCAATAGAAATAAAAGATGCATAGGCAGGTGCCTGGCTGATCAAAAACTTACTTAGAATGTTTTTGCCTGTATTTGTAATCACGAACTTTCTCCTGTATCTTTATATATTGTATCACTAAGTATCTTTCCTTGGTAGAGGATTTCTACTTCTACCGTTTCGTCTGGCTTAAGATTAATTAATTCAATAGTAATTATACCATTGGCATCTATATTTACGTTGCTCTCGCCAGATCCAAAGTTTGGGATTCTTTCTTCAAGCCTGATAGGGAAGTTGTCCATGTAGTTTGGAAGAGTGTCTTGCAATGGGATAATGTTAAAGGCGTTAAATTGAGTCGCAATAATTTGTGCGTCTTTGATTGGCTGATATCTAGTGTTAATACCATTAATGAGGTCATGTCTTGACAACTCAATTAGTTCGTTACCGCCAAGCATTTCTAAAAAGATTTGTGCAGCAACAACTTTCTCTGGTGATGTTGGATATAGTTCATAGGTTTCTGGTGTTGCTACCTTTACTCCACTAGAGATGGTTGAGATGTTGTTTCCAATACCGATACCCTGATCTGGTTTGGCTGGAAATGGTGTCGGATTCCAATTATCACCTTCTGGTATACCAAATTTTATGCCTCCAGACCAGTCTTCTGAGTCTCCTACAATGAGGTCTGGAGTTCTTGGTTTTCTTGCTGCCATTATATTACCTCACTTAAGTATACCGTCATTGACGGTCCCTGTGCATTCTTAGAATACTCAATGTTATAAACAACAAATCTTGAAGAACTTGAAATTACTTCATTACTATCGTTGTTGGTGTAGTCTACCTCAACAATATCTCCTAATTGAACTGTTGGCATTCCAAACAAATCGATACCTATTGCTTTTCTTGGAGTTGTTACTTTTGAAAGTAGCCAGCCCATAAGGTCATATGCATCATCGTGTGACTGAATGTACGGAGCATCTAGAGAAAACTCTAGCATTCCATATTTTTGTCTACTAAATTTAATATCATTAAATGACTCTTTAATCTTTAATGGAGACTCCACCGTAGTTGATGTGACGTATGATGGGTTTGACAACTCGCCCTTTTTGTTAAAGTATTGGTCAACACTTAGTTGATTTTGTGTGGCCTGAGTAAATGTTATGCCAGAAATCTGAAGGTAGTTCTCAGAATCATCTGCTAGGCTAATCGTGCTATCCGTTGCATTAAAGATAATAAACTCTGCCCCATATGCTGTTGGAGTAAAGTTTGAGGCGACATAACTCTTAACACGATTAAAGGTAGGAAGAATTAGTGACCTAAATGATGGATATGCCTTCTCATACTTAATGTCGAAGTAGGCTGCTTCTCTCATAATAGTTCCAAATTCTTCGAAGTAAATATTTTCTTTTGGTGGTGTATTTGGGTTAATGCTAGATAGGTAGACCGATTGAACAAAACCACTTAGAGCGTATTTGCTTAGTGCTTCGCTTACGTTAATCTCTGTATCTCCAAATACGCTGTTTACTGGAGTATCAATCTTTTGCATGGTGTTATCACTATAGTTGTTTCCTAATGCATATAGGTTTTGGAATACACATTTTGCTGTGCCTCGGGTAAACATGGCAACATTGTTGTATAGTTTAACATTTCCAGCCTCATCTATTTCTGGGTTTGGATCGTCAATAGTGGTTAACAGTCTACCATTTACGTATAGATAAAACCTAAGTGCTGATCCGAGTTGTTTATATTCTACCGCAATATCATAGTCTGGCAAAACGCTTGTTTCTGTTACTCTTCCAGCATTTACAAAGTTATCGTCGCCAATAATAATATTTCCAACGCCCTCCCATAGAACAACTGGAATTGCATTGTCAGTTGCAGAGTCTTTTTTAATCTTATAGAAGAACATGTCCGATAAAGATATTGGCTCATTGTTTACATCTTTTAGTGAGTTTTCTTGTGAAAGAGCAACTAACTCAAAATAGTATCCGCTGTTTGTTGCTGGATTTACAAGAATTCCAAGTCCACCAGAACCACCAGAAACGCTTAGGGCTTCTTGTTTAGATCCATTAAGAACATCATAGTAGGTAGATGACCCTACTGCTGTCTGAATCTTATCTGTGCTATTTTCAATAGTTCCAGCAATTCTAATCCTAGTTCCAAAATGAGTAAACTTATTTGTTAGAGTTTTGTATGCATAAGAAATAAAGTTAATTGGCTTAATGTTGTTTGTATTTTCCTTAGAAGAAAAGTTTTTCAAATTTAATACAAAAGCCGAGGCCTGAACTAATCCAGATCCTGGAATATCTTGCTTATATGAATTTTCTTCAACCTGGCTCTTTGCCATTCCTTGGTAATTTTTAAGTATTCCATTTCTATCTGCACTTTGGGCTAACTTGTCTGCGTTAGTTGCTTTACCAGCAACTCCAGCAACTGTAGAGCCAGCAAAGTTTGCTTCTGTAAACATGTACTGTGACTGCATTTCGCAACCAGCCATAGTTGAATCATTTCTCCAGTATGGGTCAAGGCCTGCTGGATGACTTACAGGAACAAAATTTCCAGAACTGTCTTTTACTCCAGTTCCAAATTGAGAACGACCATGCTTGGCAACTGGTCCATTTTTAAGTTTTACTATTGATGGATTGTTTGCATCTGTTTCATAGAATGGTTCTGCATAGATTCTTACCAGTCCTGTAGGATACATTTTGCCATTAAACTTTAGTTTTGAAAACTCTCTCTGATAGTCCTGAACATCTGTGATCCAAACGTTATATGATGGAGACCTTGATGCGTCACCTGTTTCATTTCCTGTAATGGAATATTCAATTGCATCGTATCTAATTATTTCACCATTTGCATAAAAATATCCAGAGTATCTTAATAGGTTAGAAACAGATTCACCTAGATCCATTACGTTGTTTTGCAGCACATTATTGACTACCGTTGGAACTTCTGCTGAAAGGTTGCTCTTCAGGGCTACGGCTGCTAGGGCATAACTTGATTCGGTTGCAAGTTCGTCATTGTAAGATATCCTAGAGTTTTCTGGAGTTACTTGCCACAGAAGTACTGGCTTGTATTTCCAAGAATAATCTTTTTCCATAATGCTTGGATTGGTCAAAAAGTTTCTTTCTTTTTGAATATACCTAGTTGTATAGGTAATGTTTCCATTGTTATAAATTTTGTTTTCTTCTGAGGCCAGTTGAATAATGTTTGCCAATCTAGTTCTTCCGTTAATCAACTTGTTCTTTACGATGCCACTTTTTTCTTGGTCGTTTGTGCCGATCAGAGTCATGTCCGTAGATCTTTCTTCTGTTGTTGGCATAATGTAGTTTTTGCTCATCATTACAAAGTTGTTGTATTCATCAAAGAACATTGCAGTCTGTGTTGAGATGGCAATAGACTTTAGAACTTCTGCCACGCTTGTGTTTGGTGGAATAAAGAAGAATGGAATGGTGACTTCTTTTTCATCTGCATTTCTCTTGAAGACATAGTTAGAGAACCCAATGTTGTCAAGAAGTAGAGAAATTGCATAACTTACAGAGGCGTTTCTAATAACAACCTCTGGTGCTATGGTTGATTCAAACTTTATAAACATGTCTCTTAATTCAATCTTTACGGTTCTGTCCCCTGAGTTTACAGATGGGAATCCATCGGCATACATAGTCTTCATTGGAATAAAGTAACTGGCAAAGCCAACAAGGTCTCCATTACCATCAATTTGTGGAACGTCCTTTACCTGCTCGTAGAACTTAATTTGCAGGTTGTGGTTTGAGTATTTACCAATAATGCTGGTAGAACTATTCTCATTAAAGGCATCATCAAAGTCAAAGATTTCTATGTTTCCTGTAGATACAAGAAGGTCTCCTACTGGCATACCGCTTACGCCAAGGTCTGATGCTGGCTTCTTAATGTTAAAACTAGTTGTTCTCTCGGTAATGTCTGCAGCAAGTCTTGGAGATATTTCAATAAGATCAAATGTTGCACCCTCTTTGTTCATTGTTTCTACGACAAGTCTTACTCCATTAATATAGTCAAACTCTCGGAATACAGTTTTGCCACTTTCTATAAAGTAATCTGGGTTAGTAAAGTCTGTTACAAAACTTGAGTTAGTTCCAACCTCTTGTTCATATAGTACCCAGCCATATTGAGGAACAAATTCGTAGTAACCATCTAGGTTGTCTAACCAAACATAGAACTTACCACGAGTTCCAGAATCACTTTTAACAAAATAGGCATAGCCATTTGTTGACCTTGTTGGCAACAATGTTTCTGAGGTGTATGAGCCTACGTTTAGAAAGATGCCTCTCAACTGTTCTGGCACGATCAGGCCGTATTGCAATTCTAAGTATCCGTCTGGTCCAATTAGCGGTGTTCCGTCTGGTCTTGTGGTATTCTCGTTAAACGATATTGCAGTTGTCCAACTCTTATCTTCTAGATACTGAATGCTCCATCTTGCTGGAGTTCTTTTATTTTCTTCTCCATAGAATGGATCGTCATAGTTACCAGAACTGTTAGTGAATGAGCCTAAATCGATGTCACCGATATGCGTTTGCATCTTTATAACAAGTCTGTTGGCTGGCACACTATCTTTATAAACCACGAATGGTACAGCGTCATCAATGTAGTGCCTGCCATTTACTGTTCTATTGGCAATGCCTCGCTCATATGAGGTTGATGGGATCTCTTGTCCAGCAGGTAGTTCTCCAATTAGTGATGCTGTTCTGAATGAGCACCAGTATTTAAACTTGTCATTCTTGTGGGCCATGTAATATCTTGGCCTTCTAGCCATATTAATATTTGATGTGTGGGTATATGTATTCCTAAAAAATCTTAGTTTGTTAATGCCAGATCTTGGTCTGAATCTTCCAAAGCAATCTTCAAGAGAGAACAACATCTTTTCTTTTTCTTTAACTGTCTTAAATGGTGTGCCCTTGGTATTCTCGTCTTCATAGCCACCGTCAATCATTACGTCTGCGTCTGTAGCATTTGTGTAGAAGTACCCATTATCCTGTGGGTCATAGGTGTTATTTATAATGCCGTACTTGACTGATGATGGGGTTTCGTACCCTGGTCGAAAACGATAGTTACCAACCTTGTCAATGTTTTCTGCAAAGTTCATGTTCCACTCAGCGATGACTGCTGAATCAATCTTTAGCGATGATGAAGTCTCTAGATGGTTTTGTAGTTGATTGTCGTAAAACATTATACCTCTTCCAGCGATAGAGAGATGTTCCAGAAATCGTGATTAGTTCCTCCACGCTTTTGCACAGAGTAGTCAAAGGCTGAGAAGAATACTTCAATAATTTCGTTATACTGTCCTAGGCGACCGTAAGTTCCCTCTACACCTTCAAAGTTTTTATAGTTGTCGTAGGCAAGATAAACCCAGAATGAGCCAGTATTATTGTTATACCAGTCTAGCAACTCTACACCGCCTGCCCCACCATCTGTGGTGAATTCAAGGTCTGCAGAGTTTGGTCTTCCAGCATTACCAACATATGGAGACTTTCCAGTATCGGTATCAAAGTTTGCATTCGCTCCATAGGCTCTAGATGGAAGCATGTTCCATTGGACAGATAAGTTTAGTTTATCGGCAATGTGGTATGAACGCATACGACCATTGATCATACGCTCACGCTTTTCAATACGATTGTTTGAAAATGATAGTTCGCCTCTGTTGTTATCAGAAAGGATTAGAAAACTATTGGCAAGAGATGAGTCTTCAATATCGGATGGGTTAGTTCCAACCTCGTAGCCTTCTGGAATATATACTCCATTGACTAGCGTTCCTGGATTGTTGGCAAACATTATTGCTTGTGGTCTTTGGTATTTCTTTCTACCCGACATGTACGCTGCTGAAGACATTAGAACTTACTACCTCTTACTTGTTGTGCATTAACCTGTCTAATCTGTGTCATAACTGCATTTGCAATTTGGTCTGGGTTTGAGTTAGACCTGACATTGACATTAATGTTATATCCATTATACACTGAGTTGCCTGGTGCTGCACCATTATTAATTGCTCTTAGGTTATCTACTCCATAGTTGTCTACGGCGTGTTTAGTCATTACGAATTCTCCAGGGGTGAGCATGGCAGGAACAACGTCTGTTCCTCTTGCAAGGTCTCCATTGGCAAAATACTTAGGCTTAACCAATCCACCCATTGAGCGTTTTTGAACTGAATTATACAATTCTTCTATTCCTAGATATGCTCTATTTATTTGGTCACGTCGCATTTCTGCTTCTGGGCTATTTCCTGACGTGCCACGCTTTGCCCTATTGATTATGTATCTATATAGTGATGCAGCATCGCCAAGTGCACCCTCTCCAGACATCAGCCCCTTGTTGTGTCCAGTTGCAGCCCAAGCAGACAAGATGTTTCTTGCAATTGTTGGTTTAGTAATAATTCCATGAAGAACTTTTTGGTTATAGTAACTCTGCATAAACGGATCGTTGTATGTTGCTCCTCCACTAACTCCGTCTCTTGTAAAGTAGTTTTCTTTATCTTTAAATACCCCAAGGCTTGCAGGGTATTTTTCTCTAAGTAGAGCAAAAGTTTCTGGGGAAATTGGAGTGTCTACTCTTTGCATTCCAGACTTGTCAATATTTGCTGCACGGAATAGAGACTTGATGGAAACTGCTCTAGATTTTTTAATGTTTTTAGGAGCAACCATACCTCCCTTAGCCATTTGCATTGGCGGTGCTTCTGGTGAACGCATAACCATTCCACCCATTGCAAAGTTTTTAGACTTTTTAAGAATTTCTGGAGAAACCAGTCCACCCTTGGCTAAAACTCCACCAGAAAAAGGCTCTTCTTTAAATTTTCCAGTAAAGAAATTGTAATCTTTTGGACCATACTTCATTAATAGTTTAAATCTATGTGCAATAACTTTTGGATTTAATATAGATTCTGAGACATTTTGCATTCCTCTTTTTATTCCTAATTTTGCAGAATAAAGTGCTTGCATAGGGTCAAAGTTTTTAACTGCTTTCATATTCTTTGGGTCAAGGAACGCAAAGACTTCCGATGCCATTCTTTCTCCAGCAGTATTTCCTTGGCCAGATAGGTGTCTGATTGCTCCAATTCCAAATTCTTTAAGAATGTTTGCAGTATCTCCTGAAACAAATGGAAGGTGTCTTGTTGGATTATTTAGATATGACTGTAGATTTTTTGGATCTTTTGTTAATGCTATGTTCTGGAGGCTTTCCCATTGATTTGTGTACATTCCAGCATCGTTTAATTTAGCAAGTAATCCAGGAAACTGTTGTTCCACTGGTGGTGCACCAGGAGTGAAGTCTAAAATTTTTATACCTTTTGCTTGAGAAACTGGCATTTTTGCTCTATAGATATTTGAACCATAGGTTTGTGCAAGTTGTTTGCTTCCAGTAGTAAAGAAGTCTGCTCCAAACCAGTTATCCGAACTACCACCGCCAGAAGAGACTTCAAAAGATTTTGGTGGTTTTAGTCCAGATCCTGCTTTTGCCATGGTTCCATGAAGTGCTTGACCACTAATTACAGATTTAATCAAACTCGCATTTGGATTCGCCAGTGGTGTTGTCCCGAGGACATTCTCTATAGAGTTTCCCTTTGGTGCTGGAGCAAGGCCTTTTAGTGCCTTTGCTCCCTTTCCAAGAACACTAGCAATTTTACCTACTGGCAATATTGATGCTACGTTTAGGTAATCTAGACCATCACCCTTACCAGTAAAAACATTTCCTATTGATTTATTGAAATCTTTTGCCATATCAAGAGGAGCAAAGAATATTGCTTTTGCAATGTCTTCTATCGGATTACTCTTTGGTTTTACTCCGCCTCTAGCAGCAGTGGCGGTATCTCGTCTATCAACAAGTCCACCATCTGCAAACTTAGGCATATCCTGACTATTTAACTTGAGTGTATTCTTTCCTCTAACCTTGTCTTCTATATCAGCCAAGAAGTCTAGACCCTTTAGAAGAATTTCCCTTGACTTTATTCCAGGGTATAGTTTAACTGGAATATCTAATCCACTCTTTTTTAATTCTTGTGGCAATGTTTTAAGAATGTTTGGATTGCTAACCAAAATTTTAGAAATTTCGCTTAGGTCAAATCCGCCTCTTGTGTATGCCTCAATATATGGTGCAAACTGAACCGAATCGCCTATGTTTAATGGTTTAACTTTATCGGCTAAAAAGCCACTAGGATTTCCAGCAATTTCTGCTTGGCTTGCCCCACGCATTGGTGGGAAGTTTATTCCTTGGGTTTTTCTATACATGAAGTGTGCGTCATTTTGATAGTACGCATTTCTAAGATCTCCAGCATAAAATTGTGAACGCTTTGGAACTTTTTTATTAGAAATTAATGAAATGTCCCCATATAGATCTAACTTTGTGTTCATTGGGTTTGTAAGTTCATTAAATCTCTTTGCATACTTACCGCCAGAAATTGCGTTTAGTGCTTTGTTTATTGGACCAACAGTTGCCATTAATCCATATGTTGGTCTTTGCTCAAGGGTATTTTTCTTGTAGTCAATTGCAAAGGCATACTCTTCCATTGCATGTCTCATGCGTTTGTTATATGGATCTGGCTTGCCTGCCAAGTGACCTGTTTGGGCTATAAAGTCTGCTCCAGTTCCTGTTTCAAAAGCGGTGCGGTATTTCGTATCTCCAGTTCTTAGCATTTGCAAAAGTGTGTCGTGAGGCATTCTTGTAGCGATTACAGAACGATTTAGCATAGACTCAATAGAGCCTGGTCTGTTTTTTATGAGGCTTTTAACTGCACCAAATCCTTTTCCAAGAAGGCTGGCCCCCTTACCTATTGGCAATGCAGATGCTACATTTAGGAAGTCTCCGCCTTGACCCTTGCCAGTAAGTACATTACCTATTGAGTTGTTAAATTCTTTTGCCATGTCAAGAGGTGCAAAGAAAATTGCCTTTGCAATGTCTGCTAATGGATTGCTCTTTGACTTTGCTCCGCCTCTTGCTGCCATAGCAGCCTCTTGTCTACCTACAGAGCCACCATTAGCAAATCTGTTCTTATCAGCATAGTTCATTCTGTCCAGGGTATCTGTACCAAGAGCCTTAACAGCATTTGCTCTAATTACATATTCTCCATTAGATAGTAGTGCTGGAATAGAGTCGCTTGTTCCAGTACCAGGGCCCTTTACTTTACCGCCTACCGCAAACGGATTTGGAGGAACATACGGCACTCCCCATTGTGTACCTGACAACTTTTTATCAAGTAATGTTTGTTTTAGTCTTGGTGATGACCAAAATTCTCCAGTAACAACATCTCTTTTGCCATATTCCATTTCAAAGTCTTTGACTTTTTTC